TACCGCCGAGCGCGGACATGTACTGCCCGTTACCTATTTGCTGGTTCTGTGCCTGCGAGTAGTTGGCGTTATTCCACGAGTTCATACCCGACTGGTATGGGTTCATACCGCCGAGCGCGGGTTGCGGCGGTGTACCTCCGCGATTACGCGTAAGGTAGTCCAGACCAGCCTGGGACATTTGACCAGTGTTTGGGTCAGTCATCCACGAAGCGGTACCCTGTATCCCAACTCCGGGCTGCGTAGGTTTACCTGTGTTGGGGTCAAACCATGAATTTGAGTACGGACTGCCGTACGTCTGTCCCGTAGACGGATCCGTCCACGACTGGCTAGCATTGTTAGTTGCTACCGCATTATTGTTCGGGGCGTAGCCACCGTTAGCGTTGTTCTGCCCAATTTGCTGATTAAGACCACCCTGGGATGGCTGCGCGTACCCCGTACTCATTGATGGGTCGTAACCGTACCCATAGCCACCGGGAGATGGAGATCCGTACCCCGGCGGCTGACCATACCCACCACCCTGTTGCTGACCGTACTGACCGCTGCTCATGGAAGGGTCGTAACCGTAGCCATAACCGCCCGAGTACGACATGCCCTGGTTGGAGCCATAGTAGGGGTCAGCGTTCGATGTGTTGCTCGAATAGCCCTGGGTCGTGCCGCTGTACGCTGGCTGCGAGTAGCTGCCGTAGGGCGAGGAACTCGAACTGCCGCCACCGAAGGCGTCGTAGCCGGAACTACCGTAAGGGGAACCGTATCCAGTGGTCATAGCATCACCCGCGCCCGTCACCGGGCTCCAATGTCAAAATTACGCGGCCCATTTCAAAGAAGCCGCCCTGCGTGTTACTGTCGAATGTGATCGTCAACTCCCTGCGCTGCTCGCGCAGGTCAACGAACGGAACCGTGGAATCAAACGCATACGGACTGCTCAACAACGGAGCGGAGTTGGGGTACGCCACGCCGTTGATGTAGATGCTCATGGGCTGCGTCACGCGACCAAGAGCACCCTTGCTGGTAAAATCAGGCTCAACACGGATAATGCGGGTCTGTAAGTTAGCGCCCTCGGGCTGCGGCTGTACGTCGCCGGTCATGTACGTCATGTACTTGGACGTGATCCACGCGTGGATGGGCTGCTGGGTTTGCAAATAAATCTTGTCGGTGGAGTACTCGTGCATCCACACCGCATCCAACTCCTGTGTCGTGAGCCCGGTAACCGTACCCGTCGCCGTGCTGCCCACGTTGTGGATGGTCTCACCGCTGCTGTAGGTGCCGCTCGTCATCTGGATGTTAAGCTGCGTGCCGATACTCTTGACCACCGTACCAACCGCCCCGGACGTGTTGCCGGTCACCGTGTCGCCGACGTTGAACACGCCCACGCCAACCGTGTAGGTCACTGCCGCCGTTGAGATACTGTTCTCCCCGCCCGTCATCACGGGGTTGGGGAAGATGTCTGGTTCCTGACCCGCCGTGCGGCTGATCATGGCGTCGTACCAGCAGTTCTCGCGCACGTTGTAAATCACCGCAGCATTGCACTCGGTGTTGGTACCGGTGGGGTAGAACCACCAGATTTCCCCATAGCGCGGCACCTTGACGGCGAACACCTTACTGCGGTAGTTCTGGTTCAGGTTGTCGAAAAAGTAGTTGAGGTTGGTGTCGTTCGGAAGCTCCTGCACCACGCCGTTGTATGTGAAGAACCGGTCTACCCCAACCCAAAAATACACACCATCGTACTCGATGATGCTGTTCTTCGACAATACGCTCATTCGTCCCGAGATGGTGTCATATCTCCAATAGTTGAAGTAGCCGCCACCGGAGGAGCCTTGAAAAGAGACACGGACGAGGGCATCAAGGGCCCAGAAAAGCCCGGCAGGCGACAGGGAACCGCCTCGCAGAGGAAGACCTTTGACGAACTTGGTACCGGCCACGTAGGCAATGTTGGCGTAGACATTAGCGCCAGACGAGACGGTCCATCCACCAGAGGGACCGCTGATATTGTTTGGGTTTGAATTTTGAATGAGTCCATTGCTTCCGTATGCGAACAAGAAGGGTGGAAGGGCCACGATACCACCGGAGACCTGCAACGGTACCGTCCCCGGCACGTCCGTGTACACCGTGGTCAGGGCAGTGCTAGCAGTGATATCACCGGAGTACACTGTACCGGCAGCGTCGCTCGTGATGTCATTGGCATCCGGCGTGGCTACGCACGCCAGCGTCGGGGTGTTGGTGCCGCCGCTGATCAGCTTGTCGGAAGACCACAGGTAGTTGGCGTTGGTCGTGAAGCCCGTGGGAGTACGAACGACGAAGCCAGCGCCGACGCCCAGGTTGGGGTCGAATGTCAGCTTCTCGATGCCCGACGGGCTGAACAGATGCGCGTTGTAGTTGCCCTGCCGCGCGTCGATCAGGACGTTGCGGATCGGCCCTGCGGCCACTGCGGTCATTGCCTTGTAGCCGCCGATCTTCTTGGGTTTGCCGCGCTGGAACCGCACCCACTGCCCGTCGGTCCACTTCTTGGACGCGTAGGGCGTGCCGTCGCGCTGAATACCGGGCTCGCAAAAAAGCTCGGTAGTCTTGACGGGTTGCGGCGGTTGCTGGGCGGGTGGCATGCTATTCCTGCGTTATCCTGATCTCGCTGCGGTCCTTGATCCTGCGCACGTCCTCGCGCTCGATGCCTTCCAGGGACTGCCGGTACGTCTGCTCCCACTGCTGGATCATCGCGGGGTTCTTGAGCCACTTCTGCACTTCCACCATGCACGCATTGAGCAGCACGTTGGGCGCGTTGGCTGTGAGCCAGTTGGTCTGCGTCGACGTGTCCAGCGGCTGGATGCGGACGTAGGAGAGCACCTCGAAGTTGTACGCCTGATCGGGCGGCGGGGTGATCCACCAGTTATTAAAATCCATGTCCGAGTAAAAGCGCGGAGGGGCCGTACCCGTTACCTGCGGCCAGTAGGTCCGGGCGTACTCGTAGCTGCGCGGGAACAGCGGTATCACCGACGTGCCGTTGTTGTAGGAGAAGCTGACCGTCTCCTTCCAGAACGCGGGCTTCTGGACAAGCGGGTTACCGATGGAGAACGTGCCCTGCTCGACTTGCAGATAGCCAAGACCCTTAAGATCAGTAGCAATTCTCCACTCGGCCAGCATGATGAAGGTGGGGATCTGCGCAATAAAGTTAGTGTCAACGCGTTCCTGATACGACTGAAGTGTCGTAACCAAGCTGTTGTACGTCATTGATTGAGCCATTACTGCACCTGCCCCGTTGTCTTAGCGTAGTCACGCCACGCCTGCTCCGCACTCAACGCACCGATCCCTATTTCGAGGGCGTCTGCGAGGACTGCTGGATCGATTGCAATTGCTGCTTGAGTTGCTTGAGTTGCTCCAGCGCCTGCTGTAGCTCCTGATCCGTTGGCCTGCTGACCAACGACATTGGGGCCTGCGGAGGCGGTGCACACTTGGAGGGCACGATAACCGGATTTGAGGCGCACGCTGAGATCGCCAAGAGCGATATCCCGAGCAGCCACTTGCTGTTTGTATGCATTTTCGATCCTTTCGCTTTCTGCTTTATTGGCAGCGATCTGGGCCTGCACCTGCGCCTGTTGGTCTTTCGCCTGCTGTTCGTACTGCGCCTTTAGGCTTACGTACTCCTTGCTGTAGTGTGCGTCGGCAGCAAACCACACACCGACACAGATCCCAAACAGGATCGCGACAGCAGCCAGAAGCTCGTACAACTTCAACTGTATCGTGCTCATCGCCCATCTCCGTCTCTCTTACCGTAGCGTGCGTCTATCCAGCGTTCGAGAACCTTGGGCGCGGCCCACACCAGCACGTACCCGATGAATATCTCGACAACTGACTTGGGGTCGTCCGACTTGTTCACCGCGTACATCATCAAGGTCCACGTGGAAGTGATGAACGCCGCGTAGAAAGTGATCCGCGCCGCACTCGCCTTACCGTCGTCCCCGCGCAGCGAGTCCACGATGCTGAAATCGGAACGCCGATTGGCCTTGATCAGCATGTAAAGAAACATCGCCACGGACACCGCGAGAAGTACATTCACCGGCAGCACCCACTTGGACAGCACGTCGAGGAACTTAGAGTAGTCCATCACTGCCACTCCCCGGTGAGGATCTGTGTAGCGATCCGGGTCGCGCGTGCCTTTACCTGCGTCGCCCACTTGGAGTCGAGTAGCTCGTCGTGCGCCGTCTGCCAGTCCTGCGCCGCGATAGCCGAGATGGCGTGCGGAAATCCCAGCAGGCCGTGTACCCCGACGTTGAACGCCATGTTGGTGACCGCAGCCGCGCGACAGTCATCGAGCGTGACGAACCACGGGAACGCGGCCAGTTGCAACTGCTTGTCACGGATGTCGCTCAACAGCAGTTTGTTCACCTCCCCATCGGTCATGGGATAGACGAAGTGCTCGTCGGGTAGGATCTTGTGCCCGCACCCCACGGTCGAGAAGCCGAGCGAGTCCAGATACGGTGTGTACCGCACCCCTTCATCGCGCCGCAGTTGCTCGACCAGATCCATTACTTCTTCCAGGCATCAATAAGTGCCGCAACGCCGCCGGACACCACGGCAGCAACCAGGGCGGTGACACCGGCGTTGTACTTGCTGCGCTGGATGTCCTCACCCTTGCGTGTGGCGATGTTGGTGACCAGGGTATCGAGCTTCGCGTCTATTGCTTCGAGCTTCGCGCCCTGTTCCGTGCTCCTCTGGCGCAGGTTGTCCACGTGCGCCATAAGCTCGCCGAACTGGATGGGGTTTATGTTGTCCATGGTTTACTTGATGCGGGTGTACGGTACGTATCCAACATTACCGTTAGCTATTGTACCTATTTGTGCATAGTTTGTTATGCCTACATAGTCTGGTGATGGGTACTTGGGAGAAAAATATGAGATACTACCGCCGCTACCAACAGGCATAATTAACTGCGCGTTACCAACACGTATTGGCATTTGTGAACCGCTGGTTGGATAATAACTTTTGAATTTAAAGTTTACTAGGTCAGTGGTTATCGCTACCTGTTGGAAAAGATTGTTGTTGCCCATCGGGAAAACATACTCCCCGCCGTTTGCAGTAATACCGACGCCGCTAACCGTGTATGGTATGGTAAACGGCCACGAAGGATTTGTGTATCCGGCACCACCCGTAAATTGGAAGTACGATGTAGTGTTCGCGTAGAAGGAAAAAATAGGGTACGTCCCACTAGCACACTGAAAGTAACTACCGTTGCTATATATTGCATTCAACCAGGGGCCTGTAGTTGCGCCGGTCCATGATCCTGTAGGTGTAGTGGTGTATAGAAAAGCGCCGCCTGTCGTACCGCCAAACATAACGATCCACGTGTTGGGCGTAGATCCGTATGCTACCTGGGCTGTACCGCCTCCGCCTGTGTTCGCTACCGCTACATTAGCGTTGTTGTTGAATGAGGTACCAGTAGTAGATGACCAAATGGATGCGCCAGAGGCAGTTGCGCTTGCGCACACAAAAGTACCATTCTGAAACGTAATATACGGGTTGGTGTTTCCGTATGTACCTGCCACAATACCGATACTGGTAAATGCTGATGTGCCGGTAGCAGAATACGAAAAGGACATGTTGGCACCGCTATTGCCACCAACAGCTACAAAATAACCGGCTCCGTAAGCCACCGTGTTTACAGCATAGGATAGCCCGTGCGATACTAGTGCCCACGTCTGTCCGTAGTTCGTACTGACTAATAGATTGGTTGTGTTTCCGTAAGCTACAACAATAGTGCCGGATCCATTGGTAGCGTATCCAGTCATAGCAATAGTTGCCGGAAGTGATACGCCCTGTCCACCAAATACTTGTAGCTGCGGTAGTTTAGCTGCTACAGGGTACTGCGTAGGGTTTACTAAACTACCGGCAGCAAGCCATACGGACCCGTCTGCAAGCGTCATGGTTGTGCCGCCCCAAGGCATTGCTAAAGATGCCCCAATAGGCAACTGCCCGCCTCCCGAGCTTACCTGCCCGCTGCCAATACCTGCCAAAGTACCCGGATTCATCTTAGAAGTCTCCGCCGCGCGTCACGGCGATCTTGTAGCCGTTGGCCTCGGTCGACTGCACGCCCGCGCGCAGCGACCAGCCGGTCTTGAAGCAGATCGCTTGGTTAGCCAACTGCGTGAAGTAAGGCGCAGTCACGCCCGTCGAAGGCGTGGTAGCCGTCGTCAACACGATCTGCTGCAACGCATGGTACGTGGTACCATCGTATAGATAGAACTGTATCGTGTTGGCGATGTTAGCCCCCAGCGCCACGATGCTAATGTCATCCACCCGGGAGCCATTGGCCCCGGCAGTATAGACCGTGACGGTGTTGGTCGGTGCCGCGAGCGTGCCGCCGTTGGCGGTGAGCGCAATGGCCGGGGTGTTGTTGCCGTTTGCCACTGAGGCGTATTGGGCTGCTGTGGACATGTCAGATTACTCCGTAGGATTGAATAACATAGGGCGCATCGGGGTAGCCCCAGAAAGCGATTGTGCCGTCGTTGGTAACACCCAACCCGGCGGTTGAGGCACTGATACCGGGAAGGGCGGATGCAAAAGACTGTGCGTTGACGTACGCCACGTTGGCGATCTGGAAGGTAGCACCGCCCGCCGGGGTCGGAACCGTCACCGCGCCGCTGATGGTGCCGGTATCCAGTGTCATGCCGCCGGTGACGCTGATACCTGAAGAGAAAGAGGCAAGGCCAGCAGAGATAGATATCCCGTTGCTACCAGCGATACTTCCATTCACCGTCAACGCCGTACCACTACTCGGCGTATAGATGGTGACGTTGCCTGCGTTACTCAGCGTCATCGCCTGCGTGAACGTGATCGGATTGCCAGCGGTGCCAGAGGGGGCGATGTACCACTGATGTGAACCACCAGAAATGGCATACCCAGCAGCGAAATCCGTAGTTATGTAGTTGTAGACGCTGGATGTGCTCTTGTATAAGTTACGCGCTAGCCACACGTTTCCGTTGCCGCTGTCGTAGAAAACGGAACCAGTTGCGCCGAACTGCTCCGCAGTAATTGCCGAATACCACGCACTCGGCGTCACGCCAACACCGACGTTCCCATTTACGACTAAAGCTGGGCCACTACTCGGCGCGTTTATAGTCCACGCACCAGTAGAACTGATGGAACCACGCGCTACCGTATTGCTGGAGAAGCCTAGAGTATTAGCCGATGGCAGATAGATACCATTGGCCGGTACGCCGCTACCGGTGACGCTGAACCCCGCCGCGCTCTCGCCGGTGGACGTCCACGACGCCACGAGCGTGCTGCCGATGGACATACCAACCTGCCCCACTGCTGGCAGATATAGGCCGTTAGTGGGAATGGATGAGCCCGTCGGGATCAGCGCGTTGGCTTGCAAGCCCGCCGAGGTGAACCTGCCGACCTCTGCGCCCGTGCTGACGAATCCCACCGTACCGGAGGCGGGTTGGTAAATACCAGTGGTCAAGTCGCTGACGTAGTCAATGGACGGTGCGGTTAGCGACCCCGGTCCGAGCGTGAAGCTGTTAATGCCCGCCAACGTGGTGTTGGCGTTGTACATGTTGGTGCCGTCGGAGAAGAACACACCGTTCTGGCCCTGCGGCAACGTCACCGTGGTACCCAGACCAGCGGCCTGGAAAGTCAGGGAGAACGCACCCGTGGTCGAGTTGATCAGGTAGTACACCTGCACCACGCCCGGCAGTACGACGGTCTGGTTGCTGGTCAACGTGCCCGTGAACCGCTGCACCACGTTCTGGGCCTGCGTCATGGTCTCGGTCAGCGTACCGCCCGTAACCGTCTGCACAAGCTCGGTGAAGTTAAAGCTCTCGATGGCGTCGTTACCGAACGTGTACCACGTACCGGCGTTGCCCGCCACGAAGAAGATGCCGTTGTTGGGGTACACCAGCACCGAGGACGTGCCATCGATGGTGTCTCCGCCGGTGGCCGTCACGGTTAGCGTACCGGTACCCTTGTTGGCGAGCATCCCGAAGAAGCCGTTACCCACCGAGCCCGCTGTCGGCAGGTTCACCACGCCCACGCCACCGTTCCACACCAACATCTTGCTACGGTCGGAGGTCGAGACGTTGTACGGGGTGACCGTCGAGGTCGTGATGCCGTGCGAGGTGTTGAGCAGTGCACCGATGGCCGTGAGACCGGCACCAGCAATAGAACCTGCGGATAGTGTCGAGGTGCCCACGCCGAATACGAACTGGCCCCAGGTACCGTCCGCCGTGGCGTTGTTACTCAGATAAATATACAGGCGCTGACCGGGCAGGATGCTGGCGATTGTGGTCCCAGCGTTGCTGTTCAGGGTAAAGGCGTTGCTTCCGACGTTGCTGATGATCGAGGCATAGCCCGTGCTCACCTGATTGGCCGGGGGCAGTGTCAGCACGAACGGACCCGCAGAGGCCGTGACGTCCATCGTGGCCGCAGCGAAGTCGGTCGGGCCCTGCGATTGGAACGGCCAGACGAGTGTCGTGTTGGCTGTGAGCGAGACGGCCCGGTACGCAACCTGGGAAGGTTGTACTGTACTGCCGCCGGGGACTACATAACCACTCATTCTTAGCTCCCAGGAGCAGGTTCAGGGGTTGGGTACGTGTACAGGGGCATGTCACCGGTACCGTCGGAAATTTCTACCTCGGGCCGCACGCCGCGCACCGTGATGTCCTCGGTTGCGCGCGGAGCCAGACGCCACGGATCCAGCACGTCGACGCACGTGTCCTTACACACCTGCAACCCGGGCGCGTTGGGATCCGGCACCAAGAACTCGGCGTACCGCTTCATCTTGCAGCGGTCGCAAATCTTGACGGCAGCGACTGCCTTGCCACGGGTGTGTAGGTACAGAGGCATCACGTCACCCTGATCTGTAGGACACTGCCGTTGCGGTAGAAGCCGCCGATCACCACCCCGCCAGCCGCTGCCGCCGCGTCGTTGGCGAAGTTACCCAACAGACTGATCGGCAGGAATGTCTGGTACTGCTGTATCGGCTGCTGGCCGAAGTACAACTGCTCCCGCTGGTCGTTTGCGATGCGCTGCTTGGTTAGTGGGCTGTCGATGTTCATATCTTATCTCGTGTACGGCATGATGCCCGGGTCGAACTGGATGGGGGAGCCATCGGACTCGCCGTCCTCCGCCGCCTCCAGGGCCTGCCCGGACATGCTCATGCACAGTTTCAGCTTGTCAGGCGCGACGTCCGGTAGCTCGTTCGCCATGTAGGCCGCAAGCAGCCAGATGATGCCGTTCTGCCAGCGTATGGGGATCTGGAGCGTGTTGGTCAGCGCGCCGGGGTCTTGTATGTGCGACGTGTACCACAGCACAATGGACGCCGTGGTATCCGTCGGGGCAGGCCACAACCACAGTTGCGGTACCACCTGCTTGTCGTACCAGTATTGCAGCGACCGTGTGCTCTGGAACGACTTGTTGGGCATCAGGAAGTACTGATCACGGTTCAACTTCGCCATCAGGATGTCGTTGGGGCCGAAGTTCCACGTCGACGCGCTCATGTTGTCGGTCGGGAGCACCGTCTCGCGTACCCGGAACGCCCGGGCAGCGGTTGAGTTGGTGATATCAAGCCACTGTTGAGTTCCAGCAGCCGCACTGAACTGCGGAATGGTCTGGATCGTGGTCCACGTAATCGTATCAGGAGATGACTCGATTACGAGATTATTCGTACCACCGACGTTGAACGTTACCTGCACCATGCACGGGGAGAAGGTGCTGCCTGCCCCGGCGTCGATGCCCTGGTAGTTGGTGCCCATTATCACGGTACCGCTCTGCGGTGTGCTGGTGCGCCAGAAAGCCTTGAGGATGTCCACCACGGATGCACTTGTCGGGTACAGATACTGCCCCGGGGTCACCGTGAGGATTTGCTTGGAAATGGTCCAGAGATTGATACCCCTGTTGACCAGATCGGAAAGGATGAAGTACAGGTTCTCGCGGGCTGCGTATGTCTGCTCGGAGGTGAGCGAAGACGCCAGCTTGCCACAACGGCGCGCTGCGTGCTCTATAACCGTGGTAACGTCTACGACGGTTCCACCTACAGTACCAGAAGTCGCCACTACCTAACCCCTACTGTTGGTGCTGCGCACGCAGGGCATGCGCCCCATCTCGTCAGCGAGAACCCGGGGAGGCGCATCGTCTCCCCGGGGTAATGCCACTTACTTGTGCTTCTTTACGTGCCCGCCGCCCTTGAACACTTCGGCGCGGGTGTCCGACTTCGGTGCATGGACCGGCGCAAGACCACCGATACCACGAACCGCTTCCCCTTTGTGCTTCACAGACTTCTCGTGATGCCCATCAAGGATCTCGTACATGTGCTCGTGGCCGTGTTTCGGCGCACTCGCGTGGAACTCTTTAGGGTGCTTCATATACTACTCCTTAGCTCGCGTTCTGGGTGATACCCAGCAACGAAGTGAAGTTCAGGTTGGTGGAGTTGATCGCGTTGTACGCCGGGATGGACATGAACACCGCAAGTCGGTTAGTACCGTTAGGAGCAGCCGCTGTGGATGAACCCGGGCCGGTAGACCCTACTTGTATAGTTCCACGTACGTCGCCGGTAGTCTGCGTCGCCGGGTTTGTGGTATCGGCTACGATCCACAAGGGGTTGGCCGAACCGTTGGTCGCAACGAACGCACCAGCATAGTATTCCGAGATGTACTCGAAGAAATCCGAGCGCAGCGGAAGACCAAAGACACTGGAGGTACCGACGGTGATATTACCCGCCGTGGTGCCGCCACCGGATTTGGTGATGCTGTACGAAACGATATGCTTCCACGCCTTCTTACCGTAGACGATGGTAGTACCGTTCAGTGCGATGCTCTCCGTCATGGGCACGCCGTAGATGTCATACCCACGGATAACCACGGAGAAAGCACTCGTATCCGACGCACTGGAACTGACCAACTGCAACGTACGAGACAGCGTCTGTGTGGGGTCAAGCAGGGCTGTGCAGCCAGCTTTAATCCACGGCCACGCACCGCCTACAGCCATGTCGTACGTACCAACAGCGGCAGTACCGCTGATCGTGGTACCGGCATTGGTACTCAGGGTAACAGTGGTTGTACCAACTGCCGTTACCTGACCAACCCAAGGTTGCGTGCTAGACGAACCAGCACCGGGAATGCAAAGCACCTGTCCTTTATAGAAGAACTTGGCTTCTGCCGCAGAGCCGAGAGTTAGAACATTGGACCCGGAAGCCGTAGTGGCATCGCGGATGAATCCAAAATCCAACGTCACAGGTACAGCAATACCGGTAGTTGCGTTGCGAGCCACACCGAACGGAACCACTTCGACGTTAGGCGACACCGCAGCAGTAGCAGCGGGGGCGGTAAACGTGATGGGTCCGAGAGTTCCGCCCGCCGGTACAACTGCGCCGGAGGCGATTGTGGCGATGTTGCTGGCAGCGGGGGCCGACGGGGTCGTATCAATCAGCGACACCATCTCGCTGTTGTAGAACCCGTATATCAACGAGCCAGGAGCGGCATCAATGGATTGCACCTGCCGTGGGTCGATGAGACCCTGCCCCTGGAAAACCAGGGACGGGCCTACATCCGTATCCGACAACTGCTGCGGATTAGTGTTGCCACTAACGATAACGGGACCGGAAGTTACTGAGCGCATTTTGGCGTCTCCTCAAGAGGGGGTGCCAATTAGGCTCCCGGGGTTCCGAACACAGCGCGCGGGTCAGTCCAACCGGCAGCGTAACGCTCCGTAGCCTTGTAGCGGATGGAGTCGGTCTCGAAATCACCTTCCATCGACTTCTCAAGACGCCGACGCATCAGCAGCTTCAGACCTTGCGGGGCATCCGTTTCCACGAACCACGCCGTGTTGGACGTGAGACGGGAGACAACGCACGGCTCAGACTCAAGCAAGCCCATGGACTTGATCGGGTTGATGTCGTTGTTGGTCGTGCCGGTGCGCAGCACGCTCTTGAGCAGGACTTCGGCCTGGAAGAGGTTGCTCGGGGCCACGATAATCTTGCGGGGCTCCAAACGGATCTTCTTGTTGGCGTTGTCAACTGCCGAACGGACCTGAATCAGCATCTGTTCGAGAGACGTTTGCGACAGAGCCGCAGCGACGTTCAACTGGTTGCTAAAGGTCAGACCTTGAGCAATCGGGTGCGAGGCGCTGACCAGGGACGTGTTGTCGCCACCCACGTACGAGCTATTGAAAGCCCGGTTCAGGATGTTCGCGCAAACGGTTTCCTTGGTTTCCATCAGCGATTGCGCCAAGTGCTTCGCAAAGACCGTGCCGATACGGATGTGGTCGCCGTCTTCGACAAGGATCTTGGTCAGAGCATACGCCAGACCGAAGACTTGGTACACGTAACGCTGAATGAACAGCACGCCGCCTTGTTGGTACGTCACCGGTTGGCCGTCGGGAAGCTGCGGGGCAGCGCCGAAACCAAACAGCACAGGCTCTTCATGGTACGAACGAGGGATACCATCCTCTTCGATCATGTACTCCTTGAACTCATCTTCCCGCTGATCGTAGACGCCATCGAACGCTTGGTTCAGGATCGGTTCGACAATCGAGCGGAAGTCAGTACTTCTCATTGGTGCAGCCATGACTCGCTCCTATGTTAGATGGCAGTCTTATTGGCAACGTAGTGATGTTGCGCAATACCGACTTGGAAAATGACGTACGTGTCAGACGTAAAGACATTGTCGACTTGCTCACCCGCTTGCAAAACCCGGAATTGAGCTTGTGCGCCAGACGCCGTCACCGTAGAACCAGCCAGCTTGGCGGCAGACAGACCAGTCATGGTCGAGCCCGCGCTCACGTTGACGCAGTTCATTTGCTTGCCGATCACGCCCGGTAGGAACGCCGACGCAGTCGAGATGTTGGTCACAGCGGAGAACGTGCCGTCCGTCTGTGCCTCGTAGACCGTGAAGGGATCGTCCCAGACCCACGCAATTGCGTCGGTCAGCGAGTACGGAAGGATAGGGCCAACGCCAACCGTAGCACCGGTTACGGCACCGGGCCAGTAATCGGAGATGGTGGGCTTGTTGTTGATATCGAAATACTGGATCCCGGCGAGGACGCCGAGCAGGTCACCGGTGGTCGGACCAGCGATGACAGTTCCCAGAGCAGTGGTTGTGCCGAAGGCGACCGGGTCGCCCTTGTAGATGGCCGTCGCGTAGCTGTTTTGAACCAGATACGGACGCGCACGATCCAGGCCACTCCAATGCTGTGCGGGACGGAAGCCAAAGGGGCTTGCGACTGCGCTCATGTAGTGCTCCTAAAGGTTGATGAAGAAAAAGCCAAATATCGGGCCAGTTCCAACCTTCAGGCTACTAGCGTCGGGCAGCTAAACCGCCCTGTTCTGCGTCGCTTTACGAAGATTTCCTTGCCAGCTTGCGACCACCCACCCCGGCTAAAGGGTGTGAGTGGTCACTTGCTGTGCGTATTATACCACAAACCCGTTAGTCGGGCGAGAAACGGGCTTTCTTTGCTGTGCCGAGGTTGGCTAGGCCCTCACCCAGGTTCTGGATGATCTCCTTACCGGCCTTGCTGTTTAGCTCTTCCTTGCGGGTTTCCACCTGTTCACGGATGGAACGCTCCTCTTCGAGCGGCATTTCGTGGTGGAACACGCTCAAAACGTCCAGATATCGCTCCGTGGGGATCTTCATCAGGATCATTTCGTTACATGTAATATAGTCCGCGTACTCGGCGCTATTGGACTTCTCGATCTTGAAATCCGGCAATTCGGACTTCTTGACCAACTCGTACCCCAATTTAATGCGCCGGTGGATGGTATCCGTGGTGCTGGTCGTGGAGCCCCAGAACCAGTGGATTCCGGGCCGGTCCGGGGGTCTCGGCAGGGCTACCTGCTGCCACTCGTTGCGGAGCATCTGGATGTACTCCTGGCGACTCATAAGGCCGTCGCCTTCGCGCTCCTGATCCTCTGCGATGTGGGGGTTGCCCCGCTGGGCGGGGTCCGATTCACGCGCGACAATACGCTCGTCGCCTTTGTTTGCGGCCATGGTTTAGCTCCTTGCCTTGTGTTGACGGTCGTACTGCATGAAGTTGCGGATGGCCGTTTCCCGCTTTTTGGGGTCGTTCCACATACCGGCGTCCTTCAACGCCTGGACACGCTCCGCAGAAAGCGTGAAACTTGCCTGTGTGCTGCCTCCAGCAGACCCTCCACCGCTCGCCGGGACGCGTCGATTAGGAGGACTAGAGCGAGAACCGCCAGCACTATTAGCCCGACCGCCCGCAGCAGTACTCGCACCAGAAAAAGAATCGCCGTCATCTGTGTAGCGTTCCGGTAGCTTGCTGCTCAATCTACGGTCCAACTCTTCCCAAAACTCATCCGTGGCCGGATTAAACCCGTCCTTGGCTACGTCCGCATCAACCGCGAGGGCGATACGGGTATCCAAATCTGGGTTGGCAGGATTGTACCACGAATGGCGGGCACGCCACGTATCTACCCGTTTTTGAACCTCTGGGTGGATTCCGCGCTGCTGCGGCTGCTGTACGGAGCGAATAAACGCCTGCTTGGTAGCGAAAAGCCTTTCACCCTCTCGTTGGGCCTTCTGCATCTGTTCCATAGCGGCGGCTGCGCCCGGACCGTCAGCTTTTGCCACCGCAGCCTCAAACTCAGCTTTCCAGGCATTGGCCGCGTATGCGGCCCCACGCAACTCCTCATCAAGACGGGCCACGTCGATTGTCGAAGTACGCTGCTCAACTTGCTGTAGCCGACCCACAAGATCCTGCACCGTTTGCTGGAGCGACGCATTTTGACCACGAAGCTCGTTCTCCCGCTGCCGTTGAGCCTCACGGCGACGCTTCTTTTCGTCTCTGCGTCGGGCACGTAGCGCCTCCCTTTCAGGGTCCGAAAGGTTTGGATCTTCGTGATCCTCATCGTCGTCGTCTCCTACCTTGGCTGTTTTCTCGCCCCGGGCGTCGGATTCACCGAAGGTGACGGTGCCGTCCTCGGCTACGTTCATCTTCAGCCCGTCGGTCGGGTCTTTCTCGTCACCGGAAACCTTGGAAACGGTCTCAGCCGCTGCGGCTGCGTCCTTTTCCGGGGTGTCCTCGTCATCTTTGTCAATGTCTCGTGCCATCATGTTTCCTTGTTAGTTACAGAATATACACCTTGAACGCCAAAGGATCCCCGGTAACCTCACCAAAGATTTCGTGGTCTCCCACCATTTTCCACGGGATAGGCTCACCTCCGTCCTTGGGATCGGTGTAGAAAACATCGCCCCCATACCTTGGCAGTCTAACAAACATACCCGGTCTACCGGAAACCCCCTCCGGCCACGGCTCCATGGTGTTTCTGTTGTGGAAAGCCAAAGGCCCCATGGAGTGTATGCGACCTATCTGTTCAGAAAAAGCCTTGTCGCTTTTTGTTTCCGCAGTAAGCACAATACCCCCCTTGCTTTTTCCCTGCGGTCTGCGCATCTGAACAAGTATTCTAGCCCCCCACGGTTTGAACTGTGGGTCTACAGTATCTGGAAAAGCCTCTTCCAATGTCTGTCCTGCGTAAGCGTCAAGTGACATCTCGTACCTTTCGATTGTCTGCTCGTTAGTAACATAGCAACTATACAACTTGTTGCCTTTGCTGCGGTTGACGTCCCTTTCCACAATCTGTAGATTCCAAGGTACGTGTAGACCGCATACACCAACGCCGTTTATGGGCACAACATGGTCTACTTCATGCGCAACCCCGGTCTTGTTCGTAATGTCTGAACACCTTTTGTATATGGCTGCGGTTTCTTTTTCGTGTGCTTTTACTATAGGTGCTTTGAAACCAGCAGACCTTCTAGAGGACGACAGATTCAACCACTCGTGTCTTTTGCTTTCATACCTGCGTTTTTTCTTTGGCAGTATTTCATCCCTGTGGGACCACCACCACGACTTGTTGTACAGAGCCATTTTGTCTCTGTTAGCAGCGGCCCAAGCACGATTCCTGTCCCTCTTAATCTCTGGATGCTTTTTATCAGACCGCTTACGTATATCCTTGGAACATTCTAGGCAGGTGTGGTTTACCGTGCTCCTGGGCGCGACATGCCCATTAGCACAGGTTTTTCCTGTGAAGTATCTGGTTTTTCCTGTTGCTAAGGCTTCCGCCCTAGTGCTTGGGTATTCCTCGACCACTATAACCACTCCCGACGCAGGCGTTGGCCCACTTGTTCATGCTGCTACCAGCACCCGGGAAATAGCGCCCGGGTCGTACTACTCTCTTTCGTCTTCACCCTTGGTGATGTTAAGGATGATGTCCAGAGCCATGTCTAGCCCCTGCACCATCCCCACCGATTGAATGAAGCTGAGATGCGAATCCGGTCCAATTGAGGCGTTTCGGAACGCCTTGTCTTGGACTTCCTGCTTTAGATTCGCTATCTCGTTAACCGCCCTTTTGAGGTGGATCATTCGTCAACTTTGGTCTTGCTCTTGTGGCGCGGCTCGATGTCCTCGCGCTCGATCTTGGCCTTGGGCTCGATCCGACGTCCGCCGCGCGTCACGACAGCGGGCTTCTTGCCATCGCCACGAACGTCGTCCGCGTACTCCGGAACGGCTGGTTTGCGCGTACCACCGCCAACCCGACCAGCATCGTCCTTGAAGTGCTTGCCGGGGCCAACGTCGGCCTCGGGGCGCTCAACCTGCCCGCGCGGGGTTACGAAACCGCCCTCTTTGTACTTGTTGGGCTTGTCGCCCATAGCCAGACGCTTGCGCGGGCTGATGAACTTTTCGCTCATTACCGACCCCTGCCGCAGGCTTTTCCGCCCTTTTTGAACCCGACGTCCTTGGAACCAGTAGCCAACCGCTTGTGTTGGTCGACTAGGTCGCTGCCGTAGTTCACCGACTTGCTACCACCACCGCCACCTGCCTTGGCACTCTTGGAGGCGGCGCTCTTACCAATACCTTTTGTAGCCATCATAGCTCCTATGAGAGTAACAACAAATCGTCATCCTCGTCGTCTTCACGCTGCCTAAGATGGTCCACGAGCAGGTGTGTCTGTTCCCGAGTCAACGGGTCTCTGACCATCATTATAGCACCTAATTGGGCTTCGTACCTCCGGTACGCAGAAGGCGCTGGGTTACCAGACGGGGGCGAGACGTACCCCTGCTGGAACGCATTCTGCTGAAAAGCACCCGGCTGAAACCCGTAAAGCACCTCATCCTCGCTTGGTTAGCGTCACGATCAGGTCGCGCCACGCGTTGGTTTGGGTGTTCATTGCGTGCTGCTTGTACTCCTGATTCCTGGCCTCAATCGACTGATCCCAGCTACCGGCGATCACATGATCAAAGTCGCATGTGTACGGACTGTGCGGGGCCTGTGACTCGCGCCACGCCTTGTTCAAGTACAGAGGGTACCACGCGCTCATCGGGGGCCACTGGTGGGTAGGATCTCCGTACGCGCAGGCATGGCTCCAGTTGGGGGTGGCTATGAGCGCCGTCGCCCCGACCTTCATAACCCGGAAAAGCTCGTTGAAGAACTTGACCCGCTCGGCACCCGTCAGGTGCTCAACAAAGTGGCTGGAGTGAACCTGATCCACCGAGCCGTCCTTGAAGGGTAGCCCCTCGCGGACGTCCAGAACGTACTTCTGGCCGAAGTCGATGGCGTCGATGCCGATGAAACCCTCTTGCGGGCGTTTACCGCAGCCGATGTCGATCTTCAGCTTTTCGGCTTCAGACGTGGGTTCATAGACCGGAGCGAGTGCTAGCTTACGTTTTGCCATTATTTCTCCTGTAAGTACTTCGTTACGGCATCCATGTTAGCCTCAAACCAACCAAGCCTAGCGTTACACTTTATGCAAAGCAGGCCACGTACCTTGAGCGTAGCATGGTCGTGGTCAACAGCAAAACATTGACCAGCATTACCAGCTTTATCAGCACCGCAAATTTTGCACTTACCGTCTTGCTCTTGGAGCATTCTGTCGTAGTCACCCAACGTTATACCGTAACGTTTCCTGTACTGCCTATCCCTCTCCAGAGTTAAATACTTATCCCTGTTCTTGAGATAGTGCCTTCTTTTCTGCGCTAGTACTTTGTCTCTATTCTTTAACCGCCATTTTTCAGTGCGTTTCTGAGCAGCTTTTTTCTGCTCGTAATTCATTTTTGAGTAGTCCATTTCACCAAACCGTGTCGGTTTCCAAGTCAAAATGCCCTACAAGAATACTACAATCTACTGCGCATCTATAACCGTACTTCCTGAAATCAGACCACGCATAAAGATCCTGCGTCGCGACCCCACCTTCTGTCTGCGTCTTGAACCACGGTTTACGCAGCCTAGTATCCTTAAACATTTCTAACCTAAAAGCGTTGAACCCCATACCAGTGCCAACACACTCAACCAACTGGCCTGGGACCGGCTGCTGAGGTCGGAAATTAAGCGTGGGGTCTCTTGGGTCACCCCATATTTGCGCTACCCCACCCTCCCCCTTGGTGAAGTACAGACCGCCGATACACGCGAACTCGGGGTGCGCTTCCATCTGGGCCAGCAGCTTGACGATGCCATCGGGCGGAGGAATATTGTCGTGTTCGACGGTCAAGATGTACTTGAACTTGGATAGCTCGGGGTGCGCCAGGATATTATCTATGGCTTGGCTGTACGCCTCCCCGACCTCCATCCCAACGCAGAACATGCGGAAGAACTTGTTGTTGGGGGGAGGGTACAGGTTAAGCCAAGAGGCCACAACCTTCGTAGGGATACTACCACCGGCTGGTACCAACATTATGGTATCCAGGCGCTTCCACGACGCGTCTCCCTTAAGCCTGCGAATGGTTGCGTCGAGGTCTGCGTTGTGCTTTCCGTAATCCGGCGCGACGATCTGAGGTTTCATAGACGTCCTGTAAAAGGTCGTAGTATACAACGAAATTACTTTGTATGTCCGTCAATAGCGAACCACATCGATGCTTGGCTATTCATGCTGCTGAATTGAGACAGCGCAATAGCGGTTGTGGTGTTGCTACTAGCACTGTAGCTACCATAAATGGGCCTGATGCCGCTAGAAGTAAATGCTGCCGTGTTCCCGATCTCCAAGTAGTTATTGGTACTCGCAGTGTAGAACAACTTGCCGCCGTCTGACAGGCTCGCACAGGACATCAGGCTTGGCATATTGGTGCTGCCAGTGTTAGTGGAATGAATAATCCCCATCCAATATTCACCGGGTGGGATGTTTGTTCCAGCCATCGGGTGGAACACCGCGCGCAAACCACTAAAGTTTGAGTAGATGAACGAAGCAGAGTAACTGCTGCTAAAGCTATTGGCTGCGTTACTAGTGCTGCTAAACGTGCTAGAGCCTGTAGTGGTCAAACTGGTTGTCGTAACCCCACCATTACCATCGATCTGCGATATATACCCAATAGCCCCGCTGGTAGTCCAGCTTGCCGTGGCACTCGATGCGTTGGTGCTCCACGATACTGATGCGCTATACCCGGCTGTGCTGCTCCAGCTACCAGTGTTGTAGCTGATGATGCTGTTGTAACTAGCATTGGTTTCGTTGGTGTTTAACCGGGAGAATATGATGTACGTACCGGTCAATCCCCAAGACCCGGAACCACTAGAAGCATTACCCGCCGATACGCTTGCACTGATACTGAACGTGCTACGGCTACTGGCAAAGCTGTGGTACATAGCTAGCTTATCACCATCAAAGTACCCATCCAACTCAAACGGGCGGATTAACAGCGTGCCGTTTGGCTGTGTTATTAGTGTGGTATTTCCGTAAAGTTCCGGTTGGTACCATGATCCTGTAAACGGCGCTGGCCCTACTATATTGATCGTGTTGCTGGTTTGCGAGAGCGTGATGTTCGATCCGGCCATAAGCCCTATCGAACCGGATAGCGTGCTGAACGTAGCGCCTAGCGTGCCACCTCCGCTTGTGCTGGTAAGCATTGAC